GTCAACTTCTACTTGAAAAAGACACGCCGATTTGACATTCCGCTCGCGGGAGTGTATGACCCGAACTCTGGAGTGTTTATCTGTGACTCGAATGAGCAAGAATACGAGCCAGATCAGGTGCAGTCTTTCATTATCATCCCACCTTATGACTCCGACACTCGATCTAAGTAACGATTCACACACGGAGATAATCACACCCTCGCACATCTTCAATGAACGGGACACGGTTTATGCCTTCACCGATGGAGCGTGCAGCAAAGGAGGCAAAGGGGGCTGGTCTTGTATCTTGCAGTGGCAGGATAAGATGATGGTCAAATTTGGATGCGGGCACAGTCCCGAGATCACATCTAATCGGATGGAGTTGTCTGGAATCCTAGCGGCGTTCCGATCTATCAAAAAAGGTATGGTGCTGCCCTTTGTCGTTTACACTGATAGCCAGTATTGCCAAAAAGCCATCTCCTTTTGGACTGCCGGATGGAAGCGTGCTGGTTGGGTCACGGCTCAAGGGACTAAGGTCAAAAACCAAGATTTGATCGAAGAAATCTATGACCGTTATTTGCACTCGAAAAAGATGAGAAAGACCCGGCTTGAATGGCTGAAAGGTCATCAAGATGACTCTACGAGGGCAGAACATCAATATAACTGCTTGGCTGATAATCTGGCCACACAAGCAAAAATGAAACAAGTGGCCAACACTAGATTAGGCTAAATAGTTCTTGCACTGACCTGATTCTTCTAGTATAGTTGGTTTGCAACCGGTTGCAATTATGGCTGACTCCGACAAACCAAAAAAAGAACGCAAGAGCTTTGGTGCCATCACCACAAGCATCATTGATGGCGCACAGATGCCTCGATTGCTGGAAACCGTTGTATCGCGGTCTGACCAGACAAAGCAAATCCCTGACCCGTTCACTGGCTTCTACTCATCGGCACAAAATGGAGATGGGACTCCACGAATCATCGAGCCTGAGTATTGCCCGACTGATTTGATTTGCTTGCCGGGGATGAGCAGCACCCTTGGTCCTTGCATTGATGCGATGGTCACAAACTGCGAACTGACAGGCTTCTCGCTTGTGTTCGACGGCAAAGAGGGCAAACAAGTATCCAAGGAGGCTAAAGCCGAAAAGGATCGAATCATGGGGCTTCTTAGCTACCCCAACCCCGACGACCCCTTCATTCTGATTCGTGAAAAGCTCCGTAAGGATTACGAGAGCATCGGGTGGGCTGCATTGGAGGTTCTTCGTGACGCTCAGCGAAACATCACAGGATTTTATCATATCCCTGCTCACAGCTTGCGAATGACGGTCAAAGACGAGAACCCTACTCTTGTGAAGGCATATCGCTATGTCGGGGGGTCACTGAAAAGTTACCAGACACGCAAGCGGTTTCGTCGGTGGGTTCAGTTGGTCGGCTCTCGCAAGAAGGTTTACTTCAAGGAATTCGGAGACCCGCGTCCAATCCTTTCGGAGACTGGTGGCATTGCTAAGAAGTCAACTCCGACTATTGATCTCGCTACTGAAATCGTTGTCTTTGGGCAATTCACTCCGGGCTTTGTTTACCCTCTGCCTCGATATATTAACCAGATTCCTGCTATCCTTGGCTCACGGGAAGCTGAATTCACGAATCTGCATTTCTTCAAGGACAACGCCATTCCGGCTATGGCTATCCTTGTCTCGGGTGGTTTCCTGACCGATGAGACAATGAAGAATCTCAAAGAGCAGTTCACAAATGGCAGGGGAAGAAAGTCACTGAATAAGGTGCTTCTGATTGAGGCCCAGCTTGACGAAGAAACCAAGGACAACGCCGATGGTCCCGTTGAGCACCCAAGACTCGACTTTAAGACGCTCTCGCACGATAGACAGCAAGATGCTCTGTTCCTTGAATACGAAAAGTCGAATGCTGACAAGGTTCGTAGTTCGTTCCGTCTGCCTCCAATCTTTATCGGACTGACCTCCGATTATACGAGGGCCACTGCTACCGCATCACTTGAGCTTGCAGAGAATCAGGTTTTTGCGCCTGAGCGCCTCAAGTTCGACTCCATCTTTAACGTCACCCTCCTGCTTGACGTTGACAGGCCACCTCGCTTCTGGAAACTCCGCTCGAATGGCGGGAAGGTGGTCGGAGCATCCTCTATCTCTGAAACTCTGATGAGGATGGAGAAAGTCGGTGGATGCACCCCGAACATCGCTATCCAGATGGCCAAGACGTTCCTTAACATGGACATCGAACTCATTGACAAGGAGTGGGGTGACATGCCTTTCGAGTTCAGCAAAGCGTTGCTCAAGAATGGCAACATGGACATCGCCGGTAACTTCATTAAGAACAGCCTGCGCCACCCAGCCTCTATCCCTGATCCTGCTGGACCTTCATCTCCTAATTCCCCTGATAATGACATGGGATTCGGGAAGGCTAAAAAGGAGCTTGATGATTCGATGCAGCAAGCCCGTGATTTGATCGAAGACTTGCAAGAAGCCAAGGAAGAAGCCGAGGCTGCTCTCCGCGCAAAAGACGAAGGGGAGTAAAAAATTTATTCAATTTTTCTTGCAACCGGTTGCAATATCTGGTATAATTCCCTGTGTCGAACAAACAACATTTCGGAGTCAAAATCCAGCGAGTCGTAGGCGATGAGCGTTACGTCGAGGGTGTTGTGTATGCCCCGAACCAGATCGACACATGGAAGGAAATGATGACTGCCGAGGATGTTAAAACCCTCGCTTACCGCTTCCTCTCGGATGTTGCTCTTGCTGCCTCGATTGATACGCAGCATGACAATCAGCCTACTACTTGCAAGCCTGTCCAGAGCTTCATTGCAGTCAAAGATGATCCGCGAGGGTATCCAGAAGATGCTTGGGTTCTCGGGGTGAAAGTCGAAGACGATGAACTTTGGGATAAGGTCAAGAAGGGCGTCATTTCCGGCTTCTCGTTTGAGGCTTGGGTGACTAAAGTTCCAGCCGTGGTGACGGTGGAATACTTCCCTCAGATTGTTGGAAAGACGGAAGAGGTTGACGGTCATTCTCATCTCTACGTCGCTGACCTTGATTCTTACGGCAGAGTCATTCGTGGCTGGACTTGCGACCACAATGGACACTCTCACCAGATTGTCGCCGGAACTGCTACCGAAGAATCCAACGGGCATTCCCATCGTTTTTTCTTGTAAATTTTCCTCTTGACTAATTGACCTATGAAGCGTATTAGTAGCACTGTCACACACGTCGTCGAAAGGATGACTGACCCCAAGCCTACCTTCGTTTCGTTGGTTGAACATGGGGCAAATCAAACCCCGTTCAAAGTCGTTAAAACCAACATCACCTCCATGACACCCGAAACTCAACGATTCGTCTTCAAGAAAGACAAGTTTGCCACCGAAGATGCAGTCAAGGGCTACCTTGCCGCCAAGGGCTTCGCTGACGCCACCATTCAGACTGTCGATGAGACGTTCGTCTGCATCCACCGCGATGAAGGTGATTTCACCGAAGTCAAAGAAATCCAGTGCGAAGATGGCGTGTCTCAGTTCGTCGGAGTGCTGAAAGAAACCCCAGCACAAAAGAGCGAGCGGCAGCGCAGCGAACCCACGACGCCCGCAGCCCCGGCGACCCCTGCGGCTAAGTCCGAGGAAACCCCTCCCGTGCAACCGGTTGCAACGCTGAAAACCGCTGGCGGTGAAGAGATGGTCAAGAAGTTCGACTCATGGGTGGCTTACTACGGTGGGCAGATCACCCTTGAGGACGCACTCAAAAAGGCAACCGAGGCGGACGGTAACGTGCCTATCGGTTACAATGAACTTCGGAACGTCTTTGACGACGTTATTCGCAACAATCTCAAAACTGACAACCTTGGCAACCTCGAAGCAGTCGCGCTTGAGTTTGTCGCTGGTGTCAAGAAGCTCCACGGTCTTTTCGCCGTGGCGAAAGCACACAAGTCTGACGCACAGGAAATGGTCTCCAAGGCTCTTTTCGGTGCGGAAAGTAACCCGTCAGCGGAAACTCCTCCCGCTGCAACGCAGAAAACCGAAGGCCACCCGTCTGAAACTCCTCCGGCCCCTGAACAACCTGAAACCCCTCCCGCTCCTACCCCTGAGCCTGAGACTCCTTCGGCCCCTCAGCCCGAGACGCCCCCGGCACAGACTCCAGCGGAAGACCCGGTTATGAAGGCTGTCAATGCAGCACTCGCTGGCTTCTCGACCAAGTTGGAAGAGGCGTTGGCCCCCATTCGCAAGTCCCTTGAGGACACCACAAAGCGTGTGGAAGGTCTCGAAACTCCAACTCGCAAGAGCGCCGACGAAACGGAACTTCCTCCTCCTGCCGGGGACAAAGGCTCTCCTCCTGCTCAACCTGATTCGTCCAAGAAGGCGAAAAAGGGATGGGACAACGGTTCTGGAGTCGGCCTCTAATCCTCGTCACTGAGGGACCAACAAAACAAAGCACAACTACTCCTTCTCTTCCATGAAAGTTCTGAAATTCTTCAAAGACGGGTTCATCACAAAGGAAGACCTCGCTCAAAAGGGCGACTTCGGTCTCAGTGAACTCACTTCCGGTGGCCTGCTGAATCCTACTCAGCAGGACAAATTCTTCGAGATGCTCATCAATTACCCGGCCCTCATTGGGTCCGTGCGTCGTGTGATGATGCCCGCTCCTCAATACGAAATCTCCAAGATCGGTTTCGGCAGCCGTGCGTTCCACGTTGCTACCAGCGGAACCAAGCTGCCTGACAACCAGCGCAGCAAGCCTACGACTGACAAGATCAGTCTCAGCTCCAAGAAGATCATGGCGCAGTTCAACATGCCCTATGAAGTCTTCGAGGACAACATCGAAAAGGGTCAGCTCGAAAGCACCCTGCTTCGCCTGTTCGCTGACCGTCTGGCTACCGACACCGAAGAACTCGGCCTGCTTGGTGATCCTGCCTCCGGTGACGCTGACCTCGCCGCCTTCACTGGCTACCTCAAGCGCATGACGACCCACATCGTCAACGCTACTGGCGTCGGTATCCACGAAGACACCTTCAACAACGCCATCCTCGCCCTGCCTGCGAAGTATCGTCGTGACATCAGCGGCTTCCGCTTCTATGTCAGCCCGAACGCCAAGCAGAACTGGAAGCACAAGCTCACCACCCGCCAGACCGGCCTCGGTGACGCTGCTATCCAAGGCAACATCGACGTTATGGCTGGCGGCGTTCCGTTGGTCGGCGTTCCGCTGATGCCTTCTGGCCTTGGCATGTTCACCCGTCCTGAAAACCTCATCATGGGTGTTCAGCGTGAAGTGATGATGGAAGCTGACCGCGACAAAGAAGCGCAGGTCATCAAGTTCATCTTCTCGGCTCGCGTTGACTTCCAGATCGAGGAAGAAGACATGACCGTCAAGTTCACCAATCTCGACGCGTAACCCCTTAGCAGGTGAGGGGGAGGAATCCCCCTCACTTGCAACCGGTTGCAAACCTTAACCCCAACACCCACCCTCACAACATGTCTAAACAGACTGCCACCCTCATCGACGGCTCCACTTACGTTCTCGGCAACAAATTCTTCTTTGCGAATCAACCGCAGGAAGTGACCCCTGCTGAAAAAGCCGTTCTGGAAAAGGAAGTGCGTTCCTTCTCCGATCCAACCGACCCCTCGCGCACGCACGAAGTCAAACGCTTCGCCTTCGCGGAAGTCGCTGACGAAGCCCCTGCCCCTGCTGGCGAACCTGCCGCCCCTGCTGGTGGCGACGGTGCCGGTGCCGGTGCCCGCACCCGCTGATCCCTTTCGGGGGGTTGGAACTTGAAAGCCGACTACTTACGGGTGGTCGGCTTTCTTTTTGTCTAAAGTTCAACTTGATTTTAATTCAGGGTAGCTTATACTTACCAATGCTCTCCACACTCATTGAAATACTCGGAGCCACCGACGCTGACAAAATCCTTTTCGACGTTGACAAAGGTAAGGAGTTCATGCGCGTGGACTTCATCCATGAAGACGATCTGATTAAGGAGCAAATCGCGTCTGCTACTGCTGTATGCGAGGAATACACCAAGCGAGCGTTCCTTCATCAACGGCGCAAGCAATACATCAAGGTTCGACGGGATAGCTCGATCTTTAATCTTGGCGAGTTCATTCATTATGGTCCAGTGACAAGTGTGACCAGTTTGAAACCGGTTGCAAAAGGAGTCGTTGGTTCTGCCTTGGCTTCTGGTGATTTCTACTGGATTCTTGAAGGCAGGCTTTACATTGACTCTGAACTGTTTAATCAGATGTTTGACAGCAAAGAACAGACTTTCGAGGTCATCTACGAGGCTGGACTCCCAAAGGCCGAGTTAGCGTCTAAATTTCCTGCTTTGGTTGAAGCTGTGAAAACCGTTCTACATAACGCATGGGATGGAAGAGGATTCAACAGCACACATATCCCGCCAGCAGCCAAACAACTGATGGCTCCCTATCGTAACCTCGTTCTCACTGATGTATGAGCAGCCTAATCATCCGAAAGATGCGATTTCGCCGTCGGGCTATTCCCGGCTATCGCTCTGTGCGCGAGCCTACTGCTGGAGACTTGAAACATCCAGTCGCCCTATACCGGTCTGCTCGAACCCCTAATGAAAACAGCGGATTCACGCAAGTCCTGTCCTGCTATCGTAACAAGTGCTTCGCAGCGTTTGACCCTGCTCCAGAAAGAATGATGGAGGGCGAAAACGCCGATCCTACTGCTACGCATGTCTTCACTGTCCGATGGGATGGTAAGATGCTCGTTGAACTAAGAGATTACGTTCAACTCGGAAACCGATTCTACAAGGTGCTATTCACAAAGCAGATTGGCAAGATGAACGACTTCCTTGCCATATACACCATTGAGCACTTCGAGGAAGGGACAAACGATGCTATCCAGATCGCACCTACCACCATCGAACCTACTCAGGACAATAGCAGCTTGAACAACTCTGGCTGGAATCTACCCGCTGCATGAATTTCTCCTTTGACGCAACTCCTCCGAAGGGCACAACTCAGTCTGAGTTTGAAAGACTGAAACGTGCTCTTGTTGATTTGCTTGACCGTGAGAGTAAAAAAATCCTTGAGGACATTCGAGCAAGTATGCGTGCGCCTAAATCTGGCCGACGCTACTATGGGCCGCGTGGGCCTTACATTGCATCTGCGCCGGGTGAAAGTCCTGCGGTTAAGAGTGGAAAGCTCATCGGGAGCCTACGCGCCAGAAAGAGCAGGGGTGGTCTCCGTGTGCGTATTGCCGCAGAAGTTGGATACGGTAAACTTCTTGAATATGGCACACCTAAAGGCATGATTGCCCCTCGTCCGTTTATGGGTCCGGCCAAAGAGGCGGCGACTCCGAGAATTGAAAAAGGGATTCAGAGCATCCTATCTAACATCCGAAGGAGACCTCGACCAGTATGATTAAGTTCAGCGACGTTATCAACCGCATTCGTGAAACCTGTCCGACCTTTGGCGGTCGAGTGGGGGCTAGTGTCGCTTTCCAAGCCGCTCTGTCCAGTAGTGCTGACTTGCCTGTGCCTCACTGCTTCGTAATGCCGGTGGAGTTCAAAGACTTCTCGCTGATTGAGTATGATGAGTCTTACCCTGACAGTCTCAAAATTAAGGTCATTCGTGAGGTATTTTCGACCGTTATCTGTCTCGACAACTCTGATGCTCGCGGGGCAAAAGACGGCGGAACAAAGTCGATTATCCCTCTTGATCTGCTTGGTGAAATTCAAAGCGAGCTTGAGGCTTGCTTCATGGGTTGGAAGCCTTCCAACATCCCATCAACTGCCGGGGAAATCAACTTGTCTGGAGGAGATTACGGAGACTCAGACAATAAGAGGCTGTGGTATTCGTTCGAGTGGGCTATTCTCTATCGTCGTGGCAACGGTGGGCTTACTGCCGAACAGCAACAAGAGATTGACGACATCATCAACGAGAACGGGAATACACCATACCCGATCACTACCATCAAAGTGCGTAACAACCTGAGTGATGATACCTTGCAACCGGTTGCAAATCCTGACTTGATGGAGCGAAACGAGATTCCTGATGGTCCGCCTAACTCTGGCAACATGACTTATGCGTTGGATCATTTGGATACCGAAGAGACACACCCTGTCGGGCAGACTAATCCAACTGACCAGCAAGTCATTGACGCAGCAAGTTCTGAGTTTTCTCCTGATCCTGCTCCCGATGGTAAGGGCGCATTCACTGATGAAGTCGTATGACAAGCGGAAGAGGAACATTTCCAGTCGCGGGCGTAGAACGCTCCTTGGGTGCCAAAGAGACTCAACTCTATGGCTACCTGCTTCCGTGCAAAGTTGCTGCCGCTAACTATAAAGCTGGCAAGGTGAAGGTGGTTATCCATGAAGGAACTTCCGATGCGTTTCAAACCGAATGGCTTCCGTTTCTCACTAACAGGGCTGGAAATACCCGCGAATGGAATCCTCCAGAGGTAGGGGAAAAGGGAGTTCTTCTGAGTCCTACTGGAAGGCCGAAAGTTGGATATTTCCTTCCTGCTTCGTTCTACGAGGATGCACCGCTTCCATCAACAGAGGTTGACATTCACAAGATCATCTATCTCAAGGAGGAAATTGGACTCTACGAATATAATCGTCGCTCTGGACGACGCCGCTGGAGAATTCATGGCGGGGGAGAATACAGACACGAAATCGGTCTCTTTGAAAAGGACGGTGACAAGGGCACCAGTGACGTAATTCAAACGAAGGACTTCATCCAGCTAAGAGTTGGAGAGACTCGAATGGTTATTCGTGACGGACTTATTCGGTTCTTCATGGTCAACGATAAGAACGAGGTCGTGGAGTTGAAGATGGACTTCAGCGGTATTGAGGCCACAGTCAAGGACACCGGTATCTTTCGAGTTACTGACAAAGAGGCGGCATTGGGCGTTCAGGAAGCTGGAGTGGTTACTGGAAGTCAATCCACCCCTGCGGCCATTAGTGGCCTTGTTGCTACCGATGGCGGGGCACAAATCGTCCACAAGAGGTCAAGTGTTGTAAAGGTCGCTGACGACATCAATCTCGAAATGATGGATGTTTTGTCTGGACAATCGGCAGGAAGTCGAGTATCTATTACCTCAGCCGGAACTCGAATCCAAGCAGGAACATCCGCTGTCACTGTTGCTCAAGCTGCTGTCGATTCTAGGGTTCAGGGTAGTAGTTTTACTCTCACACCCGCTGCTACTGTCCTTGTTACTCCGCAGTTTGCTACTCAGATTCCCGGCAATGCACCCGGCAATGTCTTCCAAGGAGGCAGTGCGTTTAAGTTCAATGCTGCTAATAAGCTGGCACCTCCAGAAACACCGAAACCACCACCCATCAGCAAAGAGAACAAGCCTTTCCTACCTGATGATTGATTTGCAACCGGTTGCACATGAATACTACTCAACTAGCAGGATACCCACTCGATCAGTTTGTCTTGATGTCAAGGCACACTGGAACGTCGATCTATGACACCGATCATTTGCGTCAGTCTATCATTGACATTCTGACCACCCCAATCGGATCAAGGGTTATGCGGCGTGACTACGGCAGCAATCTCTTCAAGCTGCTGGATCGGAACGTGGACAGGTTCCTGCCTATCCAACTCATCAACGCTACTGCAACCGCTATCAGGAAGTGGGAGCCGCGAGTTTCGATCACACGGGTTGTTATCCAGAAAATCAATGTCCTTGATGGCGTCATCCTGATTGACATTTACGGGACATATCGACTTGAAGGCGGGCCATTGGTTTTGCGTGACCTGAGCCTTGACTTCTTTGCACAAAACCATCAACTAATCAAAACCGATGTTCGTCAATGACATTCCCGTAGCTCAGCAAATCGACCTGCTTCGTTTGCCCCCTCCTCAGATCATCGCAACTCCCGCATTCGAGGAAGTGTATGAGGCTCTGTGGGCACAGTTTGTCTTGCTTGAGCCTAACTATCGTTATCGTCTGGAAAGTGACCCCGTTGTTAAGGTCATTCAGGCATGGGCCTACGAGCGGATGCTTGTGGAAAGCAGGATCAACTTTGCTGCGCGTCAGTCCCTCCTTGTTTATGCCGAGGGATCAGTGCTGGATCACATGGCAGCATTCTACGGCATTACTCGACAGGTAATCAGCCCCGGCAATGAGTCGGCATTCCCTCCTGTGCCTGCTGTCATGGAGGCTGATAGCCGACTGCGCGACAGAATCCAGCTCGCTATCGCTGGACAGGCCAAACGCGGAGGTCGTGAATACTATCGCTTCCATGCGATGAGTGCTGACCCGCGTGTTCTTGACGCCATCGCTTTCAGTCCCGATCATCAGAACGGATTCAACATGGGCGGGCAAGTCATTGTGTGTATCCTCTCGTCCGAGCCGGGATTTTACGCATCCGACGATCTGATTAACATTGTCGATGCTGCTTTGCGCGATCCGACAGTTAAACCTCTCAATGACGTTCTCGTTGTCGAAGGGGCTGTTCCTAAGCTGATCGACATCACTGTCAAAGTGAAACTGAAACGCATGGCTCAGAAATCCTCCTTTGATGTTCTGGAGGCTAAGTTTCGTGAAGCATTCCTTACTCGTCAAAGCCTTGGGTCCGACATCACCCACTCATGGATTCACGACGCCCTCTATCTCGAAGGAATCCATTCGATCAAGATCGAAGGGCCGGAAACCGATGTCGAAGTCCAGTTCAATGAGTTTCCCGTTCTCGGAGTGCTGTCTATCGAGTTTGATGGATACGCTGACTCGGATGGTTACAAAGTCGATGAGGTCGAGAAGGCACGCGCTATGCGTATCATCTACGAGACCTACCGGAAATACTGCATCGCAAACAAGGCTACTGCTGCTCAGATCGTTGCTGACCTTCCGATGAGTGGCCGAGAAGGTATTTTCGAGCCTACGATCAAGGGGTTTGCTGAATACCTTGCAATTCCGATCACTCGCAACAGCCCTACTGATTTGCTCAGTGAGGATGAAATCGGTGTCCTTATCCACAAGAAACTCTCGCAAAATTACATCGGATGAATGCAGCTATCGAGCCGTGGAAACTACTTCCACCGAACTCAACCCGACTTGAGATCGACCTCCTAAAGACGCCAATCGTGTCTGAGGATGCGATTACGTTCATTGGTAAGCTGGGCGACATCAAGTATAACGACACACCAGAGCAGTTCGTTCCTTGGCTCATCGTCGAGCACGGACTTCTTTGGGCGAGGGATTTCCTAGGCTCTGACGCAGAGGTTCTTGAAAAGGGGCAGATCATTAACAAGCTGAAAGGCACCCCTGCTGCGGTCACTGCCATTATGGAGTGGTTTGGTTATGATTCCGCCAGTGTTCGTGAGGTAGATAGGCCGCTCGTTCACTTTGCTGAGTTCCAGATCAACGCGGGGGAGATCATCGAGCAGCTATCAAAGATTGGTCAAATCTACGAAGCACTCCAGCATGTCATCCCTCTGCGCTCTCGATTCCGCCGAATCTTTTACGGGTATGACAAACGAGTGTTCTACCTTGGAGAGTCGAAGCTCGGTGAGGGCTACCTTAACTCATCATCTGGCATTGATTACGATTCGCTCGGGCACCATGACAGAAAGACGGGCCTAGTGGTTTCGTTTGGTCGAACGCACACCGATGGAGTCCCTGAGCGAGTTCTTGAGCCAGAGGATTACTATTACAAGGAAAACTTCTACCGGAACTCTGGACAACTCGAACGCTCATTCCCTATCCTGAGCGAAGGTTTTGAGGGTTCTTTCTACAATCCTCGCTTCTCGGTATATGAAGGATGGGGCCGAGTTTCTACTGACAAGGCTTTGCAACCAGTTGCAAACTGGTCCGAGTTTAGCTGGGAAGCACTCGGATGGTATGAAAGAATTGTGCTGGACTCACACTTTACTGAGTGATAAACAAGAGCATGGAAAGCAGAACAAAAAGAATCCACAAGTTCCCTGAACTCTCCCACGAATACTCGGGGCCGAGGCTTATCGTCACGGACGTTGTTGATCCCGCTAACCCGAACAAGTTCAAGACACGCAGTATGGCACCGGAGACGGTGCTCCACTTTGAGCTTCTTTCCCCTACGCAATCTGTTCAGGCAAATAGCACGTTGCTGATGCCTATGCTTCCGTTGAATTTCACTCTGCGGAATTTCTACGTCACCTTCACTGAAAGCACAAGCTACGCTTTGCTCGATGAGACCCTAGTCAATCTCTTCATTGGGTTTGGTCTTGTTGAAAGCTATGCCCGCGAACTGATGCTCTACGTCTATAATTCGTTCACTGAGGGGTATCCAGATGAAGGCGGATGGGGCGGCTATCGTAAGCCGAAGCCAACCAAGGGTGAATCAACCTCCTATGTTTACGGCCTACTGGCTGAGTGGTTCGGACTCGTTGGATTTGGTATCCCCGGCAATCTGATGCAATGGGCAGAAGCCGTGGACAACGCCATGAATCTTGCTAAATTTGACATCTCGTTCGGCAGGGCTGATGAGTATGACAATCATGCACTGATTCAGAACCAGTTTGTTGAACCGGGTAACGTGAGTATCGAGCTTGGTATTCTGAACCCTAACATCCCTCATTCGGCTAAGTTGGGCTTGAAGATCAACAGCATGAGCCTCGTTCCGGCTAACAACGGAGTGGTGTTCAAGGGGTTGACTGTCTGGCTCATCGGAGCATTTGAATACCCAATCGACCTTTCGAGAAAAAATATCGGACAATGAGAAGACGAGACCACGAAGAACCCGGATCACTTACTAATGGCGTAACTTGTGTCGGAAACTACAATCCGAGATCAGGTATTGGGCAAGCCGCAACTGACAATGCCCGTGTCATTGAAACCATGTTTCCCGTTGATCGGGTAACGCAAGGGCCGGGAAAATACAGGCTTCATTACTATCACGGGATGCCTCAAGAGGAACTTCCGTCGTGGATGGGTGACTTCCCAAACACTGCCTACTGGATGGTAGAGACAACTGCAATTCATCCTCACTTCAAAAGGTCCGCTCAAACGCATACCGAGATTTGGACAGGCTCAACCGCAAGCAAGCTGTCTATCGAAACTCTCAACGTGGATACCCCTGTCGTGGTAGTCCCGCACATTGTTCCCGTTCCTGAAAGAAAAGCCCGAGCAAGAAACTACAAAAAGAAGTTCAGGGTCTTTACTGCGATGGCTCCTCCTACTTCAAGAAAGAATCCCGAAGGGGTCTTGAAGGC